TGCAAGGCGAGGTTATGCGCAGCGACGTTAATCCCGACGGCATCGATGATTATCCGTTTATTCCGGTGGTATGCTTCTTCAATTCCGAGTATGACGACTATGCCTATAAGATTCAAGGCGTTGTGAGAGCGTTGCGAGATCCGCAAGAGGAATATAACAAGCGCAGATCCAAAATCGTAGACATACTGGATCGGCAAGTTAACAGCGGATGGATTGTTAAAGAGGGTTCTGTAAAGAATAAGAAAGACTTGTACAAGACAGGTCAAGGTATCGTTATCGAAAGAACGATTGATTCACAGCCCACTGATGTTACCAAGATACAACCGAGCGAGGCTTCGGCTTCTGACTTCCAATTGATACAGATGCTCAACAAAGAGTTAATAGAGATATCCGGTGCTAATGAAGAGCTACTAGGCGTTGCTGACACTGGCAATACCGAAGTTAGCGGCACACTAGCGAAGTCTCGCGCTGATAACGGGCTTACAACTCTTCAGGATATGTTCGACAATTTGGCGTACTCTCAGAAGCTGTTGGGTCAGAAAATCATCAAGCTTGCACAGGCAAATTACAATGCCGAGAAGATACAGCGTATTACCGAGAAAGAGCCGACACCGGAGTTTTTCGATCAAGAGTTCGGAAAGTACGACTGCGTCATCAAAGAAACAATGCTAACGGACACACAACGCCGTTTAGCGTACGCACAAGCGATTCAAGCGAAGTCTGTGGGAATAAACATACCTGAGTCGTTTATAATCGATACAATGCCCGTTGCGAACCGTGAGGAGCTTAATGCGGCATACGATGAAGAGAAACAGCGTATGGAAGAAATGCAAGCCAAGCAAGCCGAGCAAGAAGAAATCGCGGCAAGATTGGCAAACGCGGAAACAATTCACAGGCTTGCGCTTGCGAAAGAAGAAGAGAAACGTGCTGTTGCGAACGAGGGACTTGCTAGGGAACGCATTAGTGAAAGTGTTCAGAATAGATCTCAAGCCGTTCTTGACATGGTTAAGGCTGCCGCTGAGATTCAGGGCATGGAACAAGAGCAGCTTATGAAAAGCGTGAACTTTTTGTTCTCGTTGCAACAGGCTGCAAAAGCAACGTCTCAAGAAACGCAAGTTGAACAGGCCGGAGACGAAGCGTCGGCATCTATTGAAAATACTTATGAAAGCATCGGTCTTAGTGCGGATCAACAGGGAGCCGATGTCGTACAACCAATTTAGGCGAGTTGGTATTCTCCGCCGGGTTTGTGGCGTACCCTAAACGCCACCTTTTAAAGGGGGATATTATGGAAAATCAATGTGTTAATTCAAGTATGGGTTTTTGTTGGTGGTTGACGTTGTTGTTTATTGCGCTTCAACTGACAGGATATATTAATTGGTCATGGTGGTGGGTGTGGTCACCGGTGTTGATACCGGTAGGTGTTTGTTTAGCTGTATTGGCAGCATGTCTTGTTGTCATGGGTATAGCGCATCTTATTGGAGGGAAGTCTTAAAATGGGTATAGAACAGCTTATAGAAGGTTATGAAAGAACGGTCTTGAGTTCGACATCAACACCGGATGAATACGAGCATAATCATTTTATGTTGGTGGAGGAAATTGCTGAGTATCTTATCGAAAGAGACGAGCCAAAAGCAACGCTCGTTATACCAAATGTTAATGGCTCGATTGGCGATTATTTGAAAAGTTCTGTTAATACACTGGAACGTACTATTGATTCAACGATTGATAGATTTATTGAAGAACGTATGTCTGGAAAAGAATTTTCTTGGATTAGACCATATATGAGAAAGCAACTGTTGAACGGCTTAAGTGAGAGGCTAACTCAAGAGGTTTTATGCAACAGATAGGTGAAACGCGCGAGGCGATGCGTTCCGTCACGTTGTCACAGACGTTATATCGTGTTGCTAAAGAAGCGAACAAAGAGAAGGGGTTAAACAACTTCTGGATCACGATATCCCATAAGCCGGATAAGTTGCTATGGAATGTCATCCGCGAAGGTATCGTCGTCACAAGCAGAAAGCCACCGAAGTTAATCGGTGCGATGTGTTGGCATGTTATATGGGATCGTGGGTTGATTGAACCGGAGTGGATACTTCCGATGGATCTTGGCGTTGACACGACAGGGTGTTTTGGAAATGAAGGCAATTCTTCGTTGATAACGAGGGATTGTGCGGACATACCAACACTGTTAAGATGAATACTATTATTAAAGATATACTATTCTTCTTCTTAAGGCGTTGTGGGGATGTTCGTAAGCCGTTGTTTTACGGTTAAAAAGATATGTTTATTGTTTGGTTATAGGCAGTGCATAACTGCCGAGTTATGAACCATAACAAAGTTATAAACATGTTATGAACTGAGTAAAAAAAAGTCTTTACAACATAACGTTATGTTGTAATAATTATTTTAAGGTAAGGGGGAGATATGCCACGTATTGATGGCGAAGTCGTTACGGATGATGAATCCAATGTTCCAGTCGGCGGGGAACAAGAATCTTCTGAGGTCGTAAGCACTCAGGTCGACACTGAGGATAAGCAGTTAAGTGATCAGGAGATCAATTGGAAGCGTGCTAATGAGACAATGAGAAATCAAAGTTCTCAGATCACGTCGTTGAATGCAAGATTGGAACAGTTGACGAAGCCACCTGAGCCGGAGATAGACAGAGGGTCTATTCTGACTTATGGGGAAGCGTCGGATGCTTTCGATCCGAAGATCAACCAATTACTTTCAAAGATTTCCGAATTAGAAGCTAGAGTGGAACGTCCAGATATGTCACAGGTCATAGACAAGTACGGCAAGACATTGCCAGAAAGTGTTAAGAAAGCTGTGTTGAAGTCGGAGAATCCATACTTAACCGCTTATGAAGCTTGTTTAGACTCTAAGGCGTATTACAAAGATACGTTGGCAAGTACGACCAAACACAAGGACGCAAAGCGCGTCGAATCAAATCTTGGAAAGGCTGGCAGTGCCAGTTCGGTCGGAACGCCCGGAGCGTTAAATCAAGCAAAACTTTATGACAATATGAGCTTCGACGAGATCCTTGCGAAAAGCAACAAGATCATAAACGGAGAATAACTCATAAAATAACATCCGGTAAGCCATTCATTCTGGGGAGGGTTCATGGCTAATATGACGACTACATCCGAAGTCGCGCCGGCAGTTGATACTTATTACGATAAGTTGCTGCTTGCTCGCGCTCGCGGAAATCAAATTTTTAATCTTTTTGCACAACAAAAGACACTTCCGGCTAAGAACAGCGATACTGTGAAATATCGTCGTTATTCAGCCATTTCGACAGCCACCACACCATTGTCTGAGGGCGTTACACCTGCGGGCAGTTCGCTTGATGTGACTGATCTTACAGTTCAGCTACAACAGTACGGTAAAGCCGCATAATTGCCGTAATAAAATTGGAATTGATTAATGGGGAAAGTCTAAACATGTTATACTTAAGAGATTTACATAAGGAGTGTGATATGCATGATAACCCTCAGCAAGCGGTTCTTTGGTCTTACATCGCTGGTATTATTGATGGAGAAGGTTGTTTTATGATGAGAAGGATTTCACCGAAGGCTAAATGCCTTAAAGGTGGAAATTATAAAAATCCGAAATACATGCCGATGTTTTCTATTGGTATGGTTGATAGAAGGATACCTGATCTTTTATGTGAAACAACTGGATATAGCAATGTAAGAGAAGAACGCGTTCGTAACAGACGATCAATATGGCGTTGGGCATTAAGTGGGAGCAATAATTTGCCTGACTTTATTAATAATGTGATGCCGTATTTGATTGTGAAAAAGCAACACGCTGAAATTATATTGGAATTCTTCGATAAAATGGAGACTCCACATAATAGAAAGCTTGGATTGTCTGAAAACGAACTACTTCGCCGTGAGGAGCTTTATCAAAAGATAAAGAAGCTTAATGCGACAGGAGCAGCTGCAACGACTGAGTATTCCAACTGCCGAGAGGTGGAAGCGACAGTCTGAACTCTATGGAAACATAGAGAGGGGAATCCGAAGAGTTTCCCCCGCCGGTAACGGTCAATAGGCATGAGAGAGCCGAAAGTAACAGAACGGATTATGTAACTCTCACAGATAAAGTGGATTACATCGTTGAAGACAACGTCTTGAACGAGACGACAGATATTTTAGGCCAACAAATGGGTGAAACAATCGACGAGCTTGTTAGAGACATGCTTGCGAGTACTGCGTCCGTAGACAAC